GCGCAATGGTCAGAGTACGAGTAGCGGTAAGGGGTGCTACAGTGGACGTGATCTTGAGGTACATGGAGCGCAGGGTATCGACGGTGCCGTCAGCCATCGTGAAAGTTTGATCTGCGTCCCCCGCCATGTTCTTAACGCCGTAACCGAATGCGTCGGTGGCGAAGTCCCAGTTGGAGTTAGTCGTCGTGCCCCAAGTGCCGCTCTCGTCACCTGTGGTTATCTCGGTTAAGCGTAGATTGTTAACATATGTTGCCATCTCGTAATCCTCAAGCTGCTATGTCAACCCAGTTAGGGGTCTGACTATCGTTCACCGTGGTCCATCCAATTATTCTAACTGTTCCTACTGCGCCTGTCCCCGATACTCCGGTAACAACAAGCCCATCGCTAATCTTTAGAACTACCGTGCCTATACTGCCGGTACCACCTACGCCTGTTACAACAAGCCCGTCATTTACGGCTACAACTACGGTGCCTATGGAACCTGTGCCGGATACCCCACTTGCCGCTACGATTCGGTCGTATGCAAGGGTCACTGTTCCGATAGAACCAGTACCCTCAACGCCCGTTATAACAAGCCCGTCATTTACAACAATGACTGTGGTGCCTACTGCGCCTGTGCCGTCTACACCAGTAGGCGCAACGGTTCTACCAAATCCTAAAACAACTGTGCCTATATCCCCAGTGCCTGCAACCCCTGTAGCTACAACGGCTATCCGTGGTACTACAGTTCCTACTGAGCCTGTGCCTGCAACGCCCGTTGGGATAACCGAGTCGTTAGCTGCTGCGGTGACCGTACCAACCGCGCCTGTGCCTTGGACCCCGGTCGGAACAACACTGCTGTTAATCAGGAAGGCGACAGTGCCAACACTTCCAGTACCCGATACGCCGTCTACCTCATATGCAGGGGCTATGCCCCCAAAGCCGTTAAAGCCCCAAGCGCCTTCACCATAACCTTTAGTATAGGTAGTCGCGCTCAAAGCAGAACTCCGTCTTACGCGATTCTAATGATCGCAGTAGCAGCGGCAGCAACTGGGAACTGAATCTGGAAGTCACCGGAACTCACTGTCTGGTCACCACCGAAACTCAACACCGCGCAGGCTTTACCTGACTCGGTGCTATTGTAGATCAGCCCGCCACAGGTGGTGAAGGATGCTGAAGTCCAAGTAGTATCCGCAAAGTCACAAATAGCTGTGGTGCCATCAGCGACAGGCGTAGCGCTTACCAGCGTATTACCAGTTTGTGTGTACCCCGTTGCTGTTGGCAGCTGATCCGCACCTAAATCTGAATAGTTAGTGGTAGTCGCATTGAAAGTAAGGGAGCCAGACGCAGTTGCTTTAAGCAACGCTAACTTGAATACATCCCCTGTAGTGACGGTAAAGTCGTGTACCCCTTTCAGGATTTCTACTTTGAAGCTGGTAGGCATTGCGGTAGTAACGGTAATAGCCATTTTAAATCTCCAATAATTTTACAAGTTCGGGGTGTCCCGCGTTATTAAAACGGTTCATCAACGTGGTGTTGTGAGACGCGACTGCCTGCTTCATGTAACTCACCAACACCGCACGAAGCTGTTCTTTGTACGCCTCCGCTTGATCGCGGAGTATTGGGTTAGCCGAAACACCAATATAAATAATTTTTTCTAACGCCATCTCAGCAACTTCTTCCGGGGTAAATCCACGCCCAGAGACCATTCTTGCTTTTATCTCGCCTAGTAAGGCACCGCCTACGCTACTGATCATGGACCGGGTGACTCCGATTTAATGGGGATTCTGATCATCCCATCTCTGTACTCGTCGCGACGACGACGACCCTGTTGTTCAATACCCAAGCCTTGTACGGCTTGCTGATAACTGTCAGTGAAATATTTTAGCATTTCAGCGGGGCCTTTGGTGTAACTATATGCCTGTATCAAACACGCATACAGCAACGCCTCTGGCGCGTTTAAGCTTACCCACGTAGTGGTGTTAGTAGAGGACAGTTGCGTTGGACTATAGATGTAGCCAATCTCTGCCGCATAGTTACTGTTAGGCGTAGGGGCGAGATAGAACGTCGTTTGGCTAAAGACTGAATAGTATTTGGGAACCCCGGTTACGGTGGCATCCGGCCAATACTCTTTCATAAAAGAGGTATCGCGAAAGTCCAAGAACACCTGCTTACCGTTCACGGTAATCATCAGGTAGCGATGCGTCAGGATATTAGATGGGGCTGTCAAAAATTTGTTGGAAGCGGTCAGAGTGCCGGTAGACTCAACTTTGAAAACGTCAAGGTCGATGTCCCGCAGGATTCGGTTCTCCGCCATAGTAATAAAGGTATTTATCACTGATGCTGAGAACACATTGCTCCCGACTTCAGTGTAATTCCTTATGTTCTCAACAAGTTCGGCGTAGGTCATGGTGTTATCACTATGGTTACTGTCCCAACACTACCAACACCCTCGACAGGGCGCTGCGTTGGGAATGGCTGCATGTTATTCGTGTCTGAAGCGCTTCCGATGCTCTGGAATGCGGAATATCCGGGTAAACCAACAAACACTACCACGGGTTCAATCCTGTCCGGGCGTGGATCACGCAGTGCAATCGCGTCCCCACGATACTTCAGCGGAAATAACTGTGGCTCTTTTGGCTCATAGTCGTCGGGACATACCATGAAGCCGCGCCAGTTCTTGCGCAGAACACTGTAGGGATACCGCTGACCGCAAGTATCGCACAGGCCGAACGAAAACTTGCCACTTGCAAATGCCATCTCATCTCCCGAAATCAGGAACGAAGTGGACGCTTGCTGTATCACGGTCTTCTAACGCTGCCCTTTGGAAATCCTCTTCGTAGATTTGCTTTAAGGCAGCCATACGATCAGGCGTGTATTTTAACGCCAACATGTACGCGAGGCCAGAGGCCAGACACGGGAGGAATCTATAATTGACGTCAGAGGTATTAGTGTAATCCCCTGCGTCTTGAATACGTCGAATTCTGTAATAGATAAACGAATACGATTGGTCTGATGCTGGATACAGGTAAACCAATGTCGGGTTCGACCGCTGCACGTAGTACTGCGCGGGTCGCGCCTGCGTGAGCTTGTTCGGAAGGTTCAGGTACTCCTCCCGGCTAATCCGATCCATTGAAATGTCTTGCTGCTGACCGCCAGTGGTGACTCTAATAACCGCTGACAACACATTAATGGTGTCGCTCGCTAACGTAAGCTCACGAGATCCCTGCACTACCGCGTAGGTCGCCTGTTCAATGGTCCACAAATTTAAACCGCGATTAGCCCAATCTAGAAACAACAGGTTGAGCGACCGACGTGCGCTGGAGAGCTGATAACCGTTGGTCATCCGCATCCCGCAACGCTCGAACGATTCCTCGACGAGATCGTCGATAGAAAGCGTAAAGTCGGTCGTTCCTGAAGTTGCCATTAAGCACAGCCACCTATACGCATTTTCTTAGTCTTCTTAGCCGCGCCGCCGTGTTTCATCATTTTTCCAGCCATGCCGCCGTAGTTCATTTTCTTAGCGTCGCCGCCGTGTTTCATCATTTTTCCAGCCATGCCGCCGTAGTTCATTTTCTTAGCGTCGCCGCCTTTAGCCATGAGTTTTTCGCCCATCGCCATGCGCTTGTGCTGGTTAATTTCACCGCCTTTTGCCAGCATTGGAATGCCAGTAGACTTGCTAGGGGTGCTTTGCGTTTTATTTCTAGCTCCTGAACTTACTGCTCCGCCACCTTGAGTAGCGATACCCATTCCACGTCCGGCCATGTTATTTACCTCGATTTTGATACGTTTTTACTTTTGCAGCTACTGCTTTAGGTTGCTTAGAAAACTGCACACCTTTTGCTGTATCTGCGCGTTTTTTCTTGGATGTTGCTGCATACTGCGATGCGCTCAGTGCTTTTATTGCTTTTTCGGGCAAGTAACGCTCACCCGTTGCCTTGGGACCTTGCGTCGAAGGTTTGCCTGATTTGGTGCGCCATTTCTGATCGCCCCACGCCTTCAGGGATTGTTGGGGTTTTTTTAAAGCCATCAGTCTTTATAACCCCCGCCCGACGCTTTGTATTTTTGAGCCAACATTTGTGCCTTACGGGCTGACCACTGTCCCGGACTGCCGCCCTTTCCACCAGCCTTGATTTCTGCAAACAGTCGCTTGCGAAGGGTCGGCTTTGTGTAGTTTCCTGCCTCGTTAACCGTTGACTTTGCCATCAGCATTTCCACCGTTTTCTGGCCTGTCTCAGCCGACTATTCGGATCTTTCGCAGCACTGGGGAAGTCACGCATCTGCCCTGCCGACCTTGCACAATAAGACTTTCTGCGCTTGGCGCTGGCAGGTGACGGATTTTTTTCCGTTACCGCTGTCTTCAACTTGCTACCCGGATTGGCCTTGCGGTACGCCGCAACGCCCTTCTCCGTCATTCCCGCCCCTTTTTTAGTGGGACGGAAGTTGCCGGATTTCACGGAGGTTTTAATCCCCATGTCCTTTTTGGTAGCCATTACACCGCTGCGCCGCCTTCAAACAACAGCGTGACACTAGTCACCTCTACACCCGAAACGTCAACGTATATGCCTGTTTTAAACAGAATACCGATGTCTGGTATGGTCACATTCGTTCCACCTACCGCCGCAGGCGTGAAGATCGTAAGCGTTGCTGCGCCGCCGGAAGTCGTGCCGTCTTTAAGCACAAAGGAAGCCCCCGTGGCAGTATGGGTGAAGTACAACCCCACCAATCTGCTACGCCCAACAACCGCAGAGGCATCTGCGGTCTTGGTGACCGATTGAATATTACTGAAGCTCATTTTTTATTTCCTCTTCAACGGAGCTATTAGCAGTCGAAATTGCATTAAGCCAGTACTGACATTCCTGCATAGCCCCAGCGATAGCATTTAGATTGGCTTCCATTTGTTTTCGCTGGGCCGCTAACACCTCAAGTCGCTCTTTAAGGTCTAATGCAATCATGTTAAGCAGAAACGCTAAACAGTTGAATGTAACGAATACTGCCGTTAACAAGAACTCGTATTTGACCTGCGGATGTACCCGGTGTTCCTGCTGTTACAGCCAAACCTGCGGCTACGTTTTTGCCCAATCTGC